AGGCTTCATCCCCGCCGAGAAGGATCCGGAGCCGCTCCCCCAGACGCTGGATACCCGTCGCCGGGAGGATCTGGCGGGCACCGTCCAGATCCAGCGGATCGTCGGAGCCACCTATGAGGTGACTTATGACGAGGACGGCTACTTCATCAAGGCTTCCCGTGTGCGCCATGGTTGATACGTTTGACTGCGCCAGAGCGCAGATCTACCACAACACCGGAAGGCTGACCCCGGCGCAGATCAAGGCCAAGACCGGCTGCACCCACATCATCAACGGCTACCTGTTCAACGGCAAGTTTCAGCCGGTAGGCTGGACGGTGATCGACGGTAAGATCATCAGCCGGGACAAATACCAGGACTGGGGCGTGTCTATCGGCAGTGACGGGGTCCCCAAGATGCTGACGGACCGGGGAGGATCCTTCCTCTCCGGCGTCCCGATCCTCAAGGGCGGCTCCAAACTGTACCGAGAGCTGACGCCGGACGTGGCCCGGTCTGCCGCCCGGACGGCGGTGGGCTGGCTGGCCAACGGCAAGGTGGTGCTGTGGTGCGACAAGACCAGCCTGACCCGTGAGCAGCTCCAGAACAAGCTGCTGGGGCTGGGCGTGGTGGACGCACTCATGCTGGACGGCGGCGGCTCCACGCAGGGCATTTTCCCCGGCGGGAAGGTAACCAGCTCCCGGAAGGTGCCCACGCTGCTGCTGTTCTGGGAGCGGTCGGCGGTCAAGGCGGAAGATCAAGCCCTCGTATGGGGCAAGGCTCACGGCCTGCTGACGGACGCCAACGCCGGAGAGACTGTGACCCGCGCCGACATGGTCCGGGCGCTGTATCAGATCTGGGAGGATAACCATGGTTGAGATCCACGCTTACAGCAAAGCCGCCTCCGGGGGCAAGCAGCTCTCCGCCCATTTCCGGGTCCGGGAGTTTGCGTGTGGAGACGGCAGTGACGCTGTTTTGGTGGCTCCCCGGCTGGTGATGGTGCTGGAAACCATTCGTTCCCATTTTTGCGCTCCGGTGGTCATCCACAGCGCCTACCGGACGCCGCAGCACAACGCGAAGGTAAACGGCGCGGCCCACAGCCAGCATTGCTATGGCATGGCGGCGGATATTTCCATCAAGGGTCAGACACCGGCAACGGTGGCAGCCTTCGCCCGGTCGATCATGCCAGACTGGGGCGGCGTGGGGGTTTATGACAGCTTTTGTCATATCGACGTGAGAGAGGCCAAGGCTGACTGGAAAGGATAAAACCGAAAGGAGGGCCAGAAGATGGCAACAACATCCACGCGGTTAATCCGCGCTCTGCAAGTCTGGAAAACCCATGGAAAAAACAAACCGAGAGATCCGGGCGCTGTTGTCATCGATGGCCCCGGCCCGGGCGGCGCAGGCCGTCCGGCTGGTAGGCCTCCCGCCTGACGAAGAAGCGGCGGTGCTGGCGGTGGACGTCCACGGCCAGAGCTGCCTGCAAGCGGCGGCGCTGCTCCACGTCAGCGTAGATGGGTTGGCCAAGATCAGACGAAGGGCCTACGCAAAAATTGCGGATGATATGCAGGGATAGAGAAAAGCCGTGTCCGAATCGGACACGGCTTTTCTTTGGGCAGTTTGAGGGCAGAATACAGGCAGTTTCCGGGCAGTTTGGCTGTCCGGATTTTTTGTATCATAGAAGTGTAAAGGAGGCGCACACAATGTACGAGCGGCTTTTGGCCTGCGGGTATCCGGTGGAGTTGGCGCGAGATATTGTTGCGCAGACCGATCCAGCGGAGCTGGAACGCTGTGTGCGCATGATTGAGCTGATCTACGATGACCGGAGGGAGTATGTATAACCATTTCAACCCCAACCCCTGCGGGAAAAATGTGGGGGATTGCACCGTGCGGGCAATCGTAAAGGCTACCGGCAAGGATTGGGGCGAAATTTATTTGCGGCTCTGTATCCAAGGGTACCTTGATGGGGATATGCCGTCGGCTAACGCTTGCTGGGGGCGGTATCTCCGCAGCATCGGATACCGGCGGTACATTGCGCCGGACACCTGCCCGGACTGTTACACGGTGGGCCAATTTGCGGAGGATCACCCAAAAGGCACCTATATTCTGGCGCTATCCGGCCATGTGGTCTGCGTCTGCGACGGCATGATCTGGGACAGCTGGGACAGCAGCAACGAGAACATCTTGTATTACTGGGTCAAGGAGGATGACTAAAATGGCTTACACACCTTATGGATGGCAGAATTCCTATTACGCACCGCCTATGCCGGATAACCTCATGCAGATGCGCCAACAGCAGATGCAGCCTATGACGCCCCAGATGCCGCAGGCCCCGCAAAACCCGGTGGCGCAGAGCGGCGTCCAGTGGGTAGCCGGGGAGCAAGAAGCTCGCAACTGGATGATTGCGCCCAACGCCGCCGTGGCGCTGTGGGACAGCACGGCTCCGACTGTCTATCTCAAGCAGACAGACGCAAGTGGTAAACCTTCCCTCACGATTTATGACCTCGTAGAACGCACAGAAACGCCGCGTACAGCTCCGCAAGAAAAGGGTGTGGAGTTTGTAACCCGAAAAGAGTTCGACGCTCTGGCGGCTCTTGTGGGCGAATTAAAGGGCAAAAAGAAGCGCAGGGAGGATGATGACGATGAGTAATCCTTTTTTCAGCGCACTTGGCGGCGGGAACACGCCGGTAGGTCGGTTTCAACAGATGATGCAGCAATTCAACCAGTTCCGATCCTCTTTTCAGGGGGACCCGAAGGCGGAAGTTGAAAAACTTTTGCAGTCCGGCAGAATGAACCAGCAGCAGTTGAACCATCTACAAGAAATGGCGAAGCAATTTCAAAGTTTGCTTAAATAAGCAAACAAAAAGCAAAATTTAAGCAAGCGTCTAAGCAAGGTGTCTGCAAAATTATTAGGTTAATCAACATCGTGGCCACGATTTGATAATAAAAAACTGAAAGGAGTTTTTCTATGTCTCTTTCCTCTGACGGCGCTCCCATGCTGACAATGCCTGTGGCCCCCACCAATGCTGGCGGTAATGGCGGTTTCGGCTGGGGCGACAACGGCGCTCTGTGGCTCATTGTCCTGTTCCTGTTTATCTTTGCGGGTGGCTGGGGCAATGGCTTTGGCAACAATGCTGGCAATTCCGGCGGCGTGGTCGACGGCTACGTGCTGACCTCTGATTTTGCCAATGTCGAGCGCAAGATCGACAGTGTAAATCAGGGCCTTTGCGACGGATTTTACCAGCAGGCGCAGCTTGTCAACGGCACCAACATGGCGATGGCCAACGGCTTTGGGCAGGCTGAACTTTCCCGTGCAACTCAGCAGGCGGCTCTCATGCAGCAGTTGACTGCCATGCAGATGCAGGCCGCTGAGTGCTGCTGCAACACCCAGCGCAGCATTGAGGGCGTGCGCTATGACATGGCCGCTCAGGCTTGCGATACCCGGAACACGGTGCAGAACGCCACCCGGGACATTATCGACAATGCCAACAGCAACAGCCGCGCGATCCTCGATTTCCTGACCCAGAGCAAGCTGCAGGATCTCCAGAGCGAGAATCAGGGCTTGAAGCTGGCCGCATCTCAGGCGGCGCAGAACAGCTATCTGGTATCCCAGCTCCGGCCTTCTCCCATTCCGGCCTACACGGTGCAGAACCCCTATTGCTGCAACCAGTTTGCCGGATGCGGTTGCTGACAACTGCATAGCGTAGCTTTTTGTTGGCGATGTTTTGTTGACGTCAACAAAATGGCGGCCCCAATGCCGATACTGATGACAAGGCGGCGGGGCAGCAGCCCTGCCGCTGATTTTACGAAAGGAGATTTCTATGCCTGAATATACTGCTGTTGCTACACAGACCGTAGCAGCAAATCAGAACGTGCTTTTTACGGAAGCACCGATCCCCTGCACCAAGGGCCTTGTGACGCACCGCGCAGGCTCCGGTCTGTTTAACCTCCGTGGTAACTGCTCCCAGTGCCGCGTCCGCTATAAGGTGGACTTTATCGGCAATATTGCCGTAAGCACCGGCGGGACCCCCGGCCCCATCTCCGTTGCCATTGCGGTTGACGGTGAGCCGCTCCCGTCCTCCGTTGCGACGGTGACGCCCACAGCGGCGGGGGCATTTTTTAACGTGGCTGCATCCGAGTACGTTGACGTTACAAAGGGCTGCTGCGCGGCGCTGTCCATCCGCAACGTTAGTGGCGAGGCCATTGACGTGAACAGCGCGAACCTTATCATTACCAGAGTTTGCTGAGAAAGGAGAACACAATGGGAATGAAATCTATGTATGAACTGCGGGATATGCTCTGCAAGGAACTTGACGAGTTGACCCGCAAGGGCGAGCTGGGGGCCGGTGATCTGGACATTGCCCACAAGCTGACGGACACCATCAAAAACATCGACAAGATCGAGGCGATGGACGAGCGCGGCTATTCCGGGCGCTATCTGGACGATGATCTGCGTGGCTACAGCCGTGGCAGTTCCTATGCTCGTCGGCATTACGTCCGAGGCCATTACAGCCGCACGGATGCCACCGAGCATCTGCGCGATCAGATCAACGATATGATGCGGGAGACCGACGATGACCGCATCAAAGACGCCCTGCGCCGTGCAATGGACATGATGGAGGAATAAGGGGGTAGGCCCCAATGATTGACGAGCGAGAGTTGGCGCTATGGATCAAGCGGTTAGAAACAGAAGAGTCCAGCTGGTCAAACTATGAAAAGCTGGCGGCGCTGTATACCATCCAAAACCAGAACCGAGAGCCGGTGATGGAAAGCCGTATGGTTGAGGCGTATTCTGCAGCTCCCGCGCCTGACAGCGATTTCCTCCGGGCGGTGTCTAACGTTGACCCAGCCCGTGCGTGGGAGGTCATGGACGAGCTGATGGACAGCTTGAAAGTGGTCAACGAGCGGGTTTATAATAGCGTCATGCGGAAATTGGAAAGCTAAATTTAACCCCTCGGCAAATGCCGGGGGGTTAGTTATATTTTAATGTTAGTGTTGTGACGTGAAAATAAGACTAACTGGGCGTTACAAAAAACGCACCGTCATTGTCTGCGTCGATGCGCTGGATTGTGCGTACCCAGAATTCCTTTTTTGCCTGCCGGTCTAAATCAGGATATTCCTTCAACTCTCGCCGTAATGTTTCAAGGTCAAATTCTTTTATAGGCTCCGGGTTTATTGCCGCGAGCTGCTGTTTCAAGTCTGTATAGTCTTTTTTGTATTCTTCGATTTCGATCAAATCCGACAGATACAATTCTTTTAGCTTTTGCATTTTCCGTTTGATTTGCTCCGCCGTTTTGGGCGGCTTTTTTTCTGCGGTTTTTGATTTGGAGTAATACTTTTTTGCGATCCCCTCAAATTCTCGCAGAAGGTAATCCTCCAGCACATCTTCCCGGATTCTGAGAATGTGCGGACAGTCGGCTGGGTCAAGTATGTGCGTTCTGCATCGGTAGTACTTGTATACTTTCTTTACGGTTTCCGGCTGCATATTTCTCCCACACTCCCGGCAGCGGAGAATCCCGGTAAACAAATATATTCGATCCGCACTGGCGTTCCGTTGGCTTCGCCGTTCCAGAATTTTTCCAGCAAGGTCAAAGGTTTCTTGATCGACAAGCGCTGGCAATGCGTTTTCCACGCCGAACGCCTCACCTAAGTACAGCCGGTTCCCCAAAGCATCTTTGTATTTGTTATACGAGCGCTTGATCCTCCACTCCGTTGCCATATACCGCCTTAAAGCAAGGATGCTTTGCAGCCGTATAAAGGCAGGGAACATATCTCGTGCCGCATCTGCGGTTTCTTCATCAATGGCGTAGCGCCGGTTCTTTACGCAGATTCCGATGGGAGTTTTCCCGTTGGTTGGCTGGCCCTTTGCCCTCTTGCCTTCGTTGATGGCCTTAATGCGCTCCGATGTGCGGTCAGCTTCGTCCTGTGCCACCGACAGCATGATATTCACTTTTAGCCGCCCGGATGCCGTGCGGGTCTCGTAATCTTCCCGCGTGGCTTGCCATGTGACGTGGCAGCGGTCTAATTCTTCCTGCACGGCGTAGTATCCGGCTACGTTTCGGAACCAACGATCCAGTTTGACAAATAAAATTGTATCGATCTTTCCATCCTTACAATCTGCCAATAAGCGTAGAAGTGCTGGGCGCTGTCGGTATGGCTTTCTCGCGGATATCCCAGCATCCTCGTATACGCCGACAACCTCCATGCCGTTGTCTGCGGCATACGCCAACAAGGATTCTCGCTGATCTCCCAATGACAGGCCGTGCCGCGCCTGTTCTTCCGTCGAGACGCGGATATATAGTGCCGCTCTCATCAAATCCCCCTCCAATCAATGTACAAGCACCATGCAGCCAGCAGAACGATAATGACAAACATTATAGCAATCACGTTGTTGCGGATACGGACACCGCGCCGCATGATCTCAATCATGTCCGCTTTCGCGCCAACATGGCGTTCCAACTCATCATTCCGCGCTTGTAAGGTTTCCTCAGTCGGCGTTAAGTGTTCTATGATTTCACACGTCTTATCGATCGAAATGCCAAGAGCTTTACAGATTGCAACAACGGTATAAAAAGATGGAGCTTTCGACAATTTAGAAAAATAGTTCTGAACGGTGGACAACGGAACGCCGGAAATATCGGAAATGTCCTGATAGGTTAGTTTCAGCTCTTCTTTACGGATTCTGCACACCTCTTGGATGTTCATTTACATCACCTTAATTTCTTCGGTTTTTGAGCAATAAGTTTGCCAAAAGTGGGTCTGTCGAATGCTGTCATGTTGCAAAGTCTTGGTATTGAAGTAGTAAGGTAAAGCGTGATAAGGTCAAATCAAGCAGCGGCGGCCGCTCCCCGCTGGCTGCAAAAAGGCCCCGCCGTTTGTTGCAGAGGGCGGCGGGGCCTTTAGTTACTTATTGTTTCTCAAGTTTTACGGTCTGCGTAACTCCCATGGCAGACACTTCGTAACTGATTACGCCGTCCTGATAGGTAAACGTCTTGGTGTCATCGCCGCTGGCGAGAATTGCCATATCGGTCTGATCTTTATCATTTTTTGATTCCCAAGTGTACGGTTCATCCGCCGTGGTAGGGGCATCGAAAGAACCGGCCCAATAGAGGGCTTTGGTGTCACCGTTATCAGATACCCAATACACCTCAATGGCATCTCCGGCAATGGTAGCGGCCTGCCATGCGTCATCTGCATTGCTGTTTGTTTGCTTCCACTCTCCAACGAGATCGGGTGGAGTTACCGGCTCGTTTTTGGGGTCGGTCTGATTCGTTCCCCCGCAGGCGGTTAACATGCCGAATGCGAGAACCAAAGACATCGTGATAAGCAAAAACTTTTTCATCTCAACTCTCCATTTTCTTATATTTTCGACTGCACAAAGTGCAATAATCGACATATAGTAAAATAAAAAGTGATCCTGCGGCTGCGCGCCGCTCCACAATCTTTCTTAATTGTTGCACAGCGCCGTGCAGCAAACTCCTGTTGTGGAAATAGGTATGAATACCAAAAAGGAGGCCGAAGCATGGACGCACAGGTGCAAGCGGCGGCGCTTTATCTGCTCCTAACGCTGAAGCAGAAAGGCGAAATGCTCGCGCTGATCGAGCGCATCCTTGCAAAGGAGGAGCAAAAAATAGCCTTAGAGCCAAACGGGGGGACACAAAATGTTGTGTAATGACGTGAAAAGTGATACAATAGAGTATCAAGAACTGCTGGCAGAAGCCATTGACTTAATACAAAAGTTATCTGATGAACAACTGCTGAAAATCATGGAGGCTTTAAAATGAAAATTTGGGCGATCAGCAAAGAAGGCGAATCCGAGCGGGAAATCGGCATCGAATGTGACGCTTCGGAACGCGAAGCTGCAATGGCAGACTTATACAAGATGGCAAAGAACTTGTTTACCGGGGAACTTGAACTATTCTGGAAAGAGGGCGAAAGCGGCAAGGCTACGTTTTAACCATTGGCTTTTCGCTTGCACTCGATTATAGCATCTAACTGCGTCAAAATGGATCTATATTCAGATGAAGTTCTAACAATCATCCGGCTTAGTTTGTCAACCTCTGTCGCCATTTCTCCGGTTGCCTTTGCCCGATAAATGGCAACGGCATTGGTGGCATCCTGAAATCCCTTTGGGGAAGGCCATTTCGCATAAAGGGTAACGGCAGCGGCCATACTGTCAAATTCCGTATCGCAGGCCGTTTCTTTTTCATGCGCCCAAATTGTTTGCAATTTCTTGATTTCGGCCTTTGCCGCTTGCTTTGCGACAATCCATGCGACAAATCCTGAAATTAGAGCGCAACCGATAGAAATAAATGCTTCTTTCATTTTCCTTCCTCAAAAGCGGCGCGTCCCATTTTCACAAAACGCTCCAGCTTATCCGGCGGCAGCGATAACACAAATTGAATAGCAGCTTGCTGTAATTCTGAGTAACCCTCGATCTTCGGATCGGGGGTTTCTTTTATGCTCTTATCTTCCGTTTTGCCCTGGAGCCATTCAACGGATACGTGGTATAGTGCCGAGACTTGGTAGATGTAATTCTTGTATGATTCCGAATTCCCGGCAATCCAATCAGAAACAATGTGACCGTCCTTAAATCCTATCGAACGTGCAAATTGAGACAATGCTCCGTGCTTAAAGTTTCCGTTTTCTTTTTTGGGGATTAAAGTCAACATTCTCTCTAACGTTATATCCATATTTAGCCCCCAAATTTTGTGCAACCATACAAAACGGTTTAATTAAACCAATTAGGTATTGCAAACGGTTTGAATGTGAGGTATCATATACCTAAGCCCACCGGAAAAGGGTACACAAAAACCAGCCCCCATAAAAGCGGCTTTTGCAATGTCTTTTGGCGATTTCATTGTAATACGCTTTCCGGGTCGTGTCAAGCGTGATTTCTCACATTCATGAGGTTTCGGCGGGTATTGACTGCGGCAGAGATAAAAAACCGCCCCGAAGTCTCTGCAACAAACTTCGGGGCGGTTGGAAGCGAACTCGTTTGCTAAATGGAATACCCCTCTGCAACAGAGTACGCCATTTGGCGCGTAGTTTAACTCCCATGCTTACCATACCACATATTTCTGCCGCAGTCAATGATTTCTCACACCGAAAGGAGGGCACATGACTTGGCATTGAAGGAACTTCGAGAACGTTCCAGCCTGACCCGTGCACAGGTAGCAAAGAAACTGAATGTGGACTTGTCCTGTGTGACGCATTGGGAACTGGGAGACTGGCGACCGGCACGGAAGTACCACAAGAAGCTGGCGAGGATGTACGGCGTGACGGTGAACGAACTGTTCGAACCCAGCAGTGAGCAATAACAGGAGGAAAAAGGAATGAAGGAAATTAAGGTACGGATCACATTTACGGAACCCATTCTTGGGACAAGCCCTGCAAACCCAGACGTATATCGGGAGTTTATCGGTTCCAAATCCCCGGATGCGTTAAACATTGAGGACGAAGTTGCCGCGCTGGGCGCTGATGCCGTGGCGGAAAAGGCCATGACGGTGTTTCCCCGGACGGAGGACGGTACCCCGTTCCTGTATGACTATCAGATCAAAGGCTTTTTCAAAGACACCTGCGGCGGCCTCCGCAAGGTCAAGGGCACGGCCAGTGAGAAGATCAAGGCCTACAAGAAGGAGATTGATAAGCTGATCTTCCCGGAGCCCCGCGTGATCCCGCTGGAGTTTGACGGCCCCGTTGGTGAGTGCCAGCGCCCCCTGAGAGCGCAGACGGCCCAGGGCGAGCGCATCAGCCTTGCCATGAGTGAAGAGATCCCCGCAGGCGCTACCTGTGAGTTTCGGGTGACCTGCCTCTGCGACGATCACGAGAAAGCTGTCCGGGAATGGCTGGACTATGGCCGCTTTTCCGGCATCGGCCAGTGGCGCAACAGCGGCAAGGGCCGGTTCACATGGGAGGAGATCCAGTAACGCGACGGAACGGTTGGGCATCGCCAGGCATTGCCACGGAACAGCAAGGCGAAGCACAGCAAAGGAAAGGCCACGGCTCGTTCCGCAAAGCAACGGAAATGCGGGGCTACGCGGTGCCGCGGCAAGGCTGGGCGCAGCAATGATATGCAACGGAATAGCATTGCATCGAGGGGCTACAGAAGGGCCACGAATCGTTAGGCAAAGCAACGGAAGGGCGAAGAGGGGCTAGGTTATGCAGAGCAACGGCAAAGCGGAGAACACCATAGCAAAGGCAATGCACAGAGATGCAAGGCAATGCAATGCAATGGAATGGTTCAGAATGGTACAGAATCGCAGCGGAATGGCGTAGCACAGCAATGCTTGACGTAGCAACGGAAATGCAGTGATTTGCTATGCAAAGGCAACGCACAGAGGAGCAATTCAGCGCAAAGCCAAGGAAGAGAAATGCAAAGAAAAGCGTAGGAAATGCTTAGATGAGAATGGCGGTGGAATAGCGAAGTGCCGTATCGCTAATAACAGCAACGGTATGGCAGAGAGACGCTGGGCAAGGCGCGGCAATGGAATTGAGTAGCGCAGCTAAGAATCGTATGGGACGAAGTATAAAAATTGCCCCGTCCGGCGTTGCAGACCGGGCAGGGCGGCGGAACAAATCTTAGGCTCAGATATGTATCCTGTGGCTATTTTAGCACAGGGGAAAGGAAAAGGCAATGGCGAAGAAACGAAAAATCGAATACCGGGTGATCTGGGTGTCTCCGCCTGACCCGGTGAAGATCATGACGGAGTTCGGCAAGATCTGGTCGAGGGAGCATGGCCTTGAGTTTGACGGTGTTTACACCAAAGAGGGAGATATCAAGCAATGAGCTGGAACCTGTTTTTTATGAACCTGGGCGTGGCGTATGCGGCCACTTGGGTATTCAAAATCGTGGACTTGATCGAGAGAGGGGACCCGCATGAGAAAGCATGAACGGCGCACCAGAGAGCAGCGGAAGGCGGATGCCTCCGCATGGATGGGCTTTATGAGTTTTCTGGCCCTGCTGCTGATTACCATTGCGTATATGGTGGTGAGCGCGCGATGAACAGAAAGAATCGGCATGAGCACAATCCGCTGAGCCTCTGCCCGGTATGCGGGATGGACAGCGGTGAGCGGGTGCAGTCTACGGACGCACCGTTTAAGCACTATGTACGGTGTTCCTCCTGCGGTGCTATCACAGCTGGTTATGCCCAGCAATCCAACGCCACGAAAGCGTGGAAGAGAGGGGATGCGTGGAAATGAAAAGAAAGGTTTACCCGGTGTGCGAAAAATGTTCAACCGTTATAAATCCGAAATTGCATGTGGACGTGGCTCCGGGATTCGTGGTCAACCGTGAAGTCTACTGCGCTCGATGCTTCAAGGATGATATGCAGGAGCAACTGGAATGGTTGCTGAAAGAGCTTGATAAAGACCCGGAGGCGGTTGCAGAAGCAATGGGTATTGGAGTTATTGATATCCCGGAGGACTGATATGAACCAGTGTGAGCGGATCTTGAAGTATCTGGATGAACACGGCAGTATCACACGGGCCGAGGCCATGAGCGAGTGCGGCATCGCCAATTTCACGGCGCGGGTCTCTGACTTGCGGCGGGACGGCGTGGCGCTGGACGTGGAGACGATCGCACAGAAGAACCGTTACGGCAAGACCGTGCGGTTTGCGAGATATAGGAGGAAAGAATGAACCTTTACGAAATTGACGCGGCCATTACGGCCCTGGTAGACCCGGAGACCGGTGAGGTCAGCGACTTTGACGCATTTGACCGGCTGAGCATGGCGCGAGATCAGAAGATCGAGAACATCGCGCTATATTACAAGAATTTGGTGGCGGATGCCGCCGCCTACAAGGCTGAGAAGCTTGCCTTTGCCGAACGGCAGAAGGCAGCGGAGAACAAGGCCCAGCGCCTCAAGGACTATCTGGCGTATGCCTTGCAAGGTCAGAAATTTGAATCCCCCCGCTGCGCGGTGAACTTCCGCAAGACTACCAGCGTGAACGTGGCTGACCCTGACACTGTTTTGGCATGGCTGCAGGACCATGCACATGATGACTGCATCCAGTATGCGGAGCCGACCATCAGCAAAGCGAAACTTGCTAAGATCCTGAAAACAGAAGCCGTCCCCGGCGCGGAGCTGGTGGATGGTTATAGCGTGGGGGTGAAGTGATGAATATTTTTGAAAGCATTACCGCGATCATGCAGGAGATCCCGGCGATTGGGAAGGAAAAGAAGAACCAGCAGCAGGGCTTCAAGTATCGCGGCATCGACGATGTGACGAACGCCCTGCAGCCGATCCTCTCCAAGCACAAGGTGTTCGTTGTGCCGGAGGTGATCGACCAGTCGCGGGAGGAGCGTGTGACCAACAAGGGCGGTACGATTCTGTATTCCATGCTGAAAATCAGATACACGTTCTACGCGGAGGACGGCACCAGCGTTTCGGCGGTGGTGATCGGCGAGGGAATGGACAGCGGAGACAAGTCCAGCAACAAGGCGATGGCGATTGCCATGAAGTATGCGTTTTTCCAGGTATTCTGCATCCCTACCGAGGAAATGAAGGACCCGGACGCGGAAACGCCAGAGCCGAGCAGACCGAAGGAACCGGCGATCCCAACGCGGCAGAAGCCGGGGTACAGACTTCCTCCGCAGGGCGATGCCACCGTTATCTGTGAACGCTGCGGCGGTCAGGTGATGGATTACTTTGACGGCAGGGCAACGGTGAAGGCGGCACGTCTGGCGGCGAGAGCGAAGGAACTGTACGGCCATGCGCTGTGTGAGAAGTGCGTAGCCGAGACCAAGAAGTGCGTAGCCGAGACCCAGGAGGCCAACGATGCAGCGGGTTAATGCCACGGCGTGGCGCTGGACGATGGATGCCGCCGGAGACTGGCTGTGCATACAGACCAACAAGGCGCGACAGGTGCTTGACAGCCTGAAAGATGGTCAAGTCTATGACGTGGAGATCAAAGAACACCGGGAGAAGCGGAGCCTCGACGCGAATGCGTACTTCTGGGTTCTGGTTGACCGGCTGGCCGAAAAGATCCGGATCCCCAAGACGGATATTTATCGGAGATACATTCGGGAGATCGGCGGCAATCATGAAATGGTCTGCGTGATCGATTCAGCCGTGGAAAAGCTGCGGAACGGGTGGGAACACAATGGGCTTGGCTGGCAGACGGATACCATGGCAAGCAGGATCCCCGGCTGCACCAACGTGATTTTGTATTACGGCTCCAGCACCTACAACACCCGGCAAATGTCACATTTGATCGATATGGCGGTGCAGGACTGTCAGGAGCAAGGTATTGAGACCCTGTCTCCGGACAAGCTGGCATGGATGATGGAGGAATGGGGCCGATGAGCAAGAGCATCATGCAAGACCGCCGGGAGTGCTACCTGACCAGCTTTACAGAGCGGTTGGCAAAGCACCACGTCTATGGCGGCGGCAGGCGGCAGCTATCCGAGAAATGGGGCTGCTGGGTGTATCTCCGTGCCGACTGGCACAACATGGCCGACTACGGCGTTCACGGCAAGAATGGCCACGAGCTGGACTTGCGCTTGAAACGCGAGTGCCAGCAGCGGTTTGAAGAACTGTATGGCCATGAGAAATTCATGGAAGTTTTCAAAAAAAATTATTTGGGGGAATGAATATGCTGAACAGAATTATTGTGATGGGCCGGATGACCCGTGACCCTGAATTACGCCGCACCAACAGCGGCAACGCTGTAACCTCCTTCTCTCTGGCTGTTGACCGGGACTTTAAGTCCCAGCCCGGCGAGAAGGAAACGGATTTCATTGATGTGGTGGCATGGCGCAACACCGCCGAATTTGTAAGCAAGTATTTCTCTAAGGGCCGCATGGCCGTAGTGGAGGGCCGCTTGCAGCTCCGTGACTGGACGGACAAGGAGGGCAATAAACGCCGCACCGCCGAGATCGTGGCAGACAGCGTGTACTTTGGCGATTCCAAACGGGACGGCGGGGACACGGCGCAGAGCGAACCACAGGGCGGTTTCAGCGAGATTGAGGATGCTGGGGACTTCCCGTTCTAAGGCGGTGGACAAATGCCGAACAGGATCATCAAGGATAGCATCAGGACGAGCAAAAGCATCAACGCAATGTCGGATTTCCAATTCCGATTGTGGGCGTACCTGATCACCTACGTTGATGATTATGGGCGCGGCAGCGCAGACCCGGAATTGCTCAAAGGCTTTGTATTCCCCCGCAGAAAAGGTGTGACTGAGGGAACGATCAGCAAGACGCTTGCAGAATTGGCGACCATAGGTTCTGTGATCCTCTATGAAGTTGACGGAGAACCGTACCTATGTTTTCCAAACTGGAGCGAACACCAGACGGTGAGGAACAAAGTAAGCAAATTCCCGGCACCTGCTGACGGATTGATTACATCTGAAATCAATTGCAATCAATTGCAAGCAGGTGAAAGCAAATGCGCCCGTAATCCAATCCAGAATCCAGAATCCAGAAGAAGTAGGCGGCGAGCCGCAAACGGCATCCCCGCCGGTGGTTTCCATCCCCCTCAATGACGGCACTGAATATCCGGTGTCGCAGGAGCAATGCCAGGAATGGGCAGGCGTGTACCCTGCTGTCGACGTGATACAGCAGTTGCGGGAAATGCGGGAATGGTGCCTGAATAACCCGGCGAAGCGGAAAACGGCGCGTGGTGTGCGCGGATTCATTACCCGCTGGCTGGCGAAAGAACAAGATCGCGGTGGCCGTAAGGGCGCAAAAGGCCCCGGCAGCAAATGCGAGGACGCTTGGGGGTATGTGTGATGGCGGGAGATTTTAAGCTGGCCGAGCTGTTGCGCCCATGCCGGAGATGGAAGGCGGCAAGGACGCCGGATGTGACGTACCAGTCTCAGCAGCTTTGTTGGGACTGCGCCAATGTATACGGCGGCTGCGAGTGGGCGGCGCGGTTTGAGCCTGTTCCCGGATGGGATGCGATACCCACAACACGGACGGTCAGCGGGAAGTTTGTAGAGAAATCTTTCAGCGTCCGTGCCTGCCCAAAATTCAGGAGGGGATGATTGAAAAATGTTTGGAAATAAGCACTTGAAAGCAGAAATAGTCCGGCTGAGTTATCGTGTGGCAGAGCTGGAAGAATGGCTTTGCCCATGCGAGCAGCATGACTGGAAACGCACCGGAGTTGATTACAGCTACGATGGAGCAGGCTGCTGCGATGCCATGTATAACTACAAGTGCGCAAGGTGCGGCAAAAAAATGCGCTCCTTCCAGCCGTACCTGGAATTGGATGGTGATCTGGGAAATGATGCGGATCGTGGTTGATATTTACGGCGAGGATACGCAGGGAACGAAGGAGGCGGTAGCTATGCTGCTGGAGCCTCTGGGCCGTGTCCGGGTGGTCAGCGTAATTACCGATGGCAAGGAGGAAAAGCGGTGATTGCATTTGAGATCCCCTATCCGGCAACAAAACGCGGTAAAGCGGCGTGGAACAAGCGGTTTGGCCTAAACGCGTATTACGCCGGTAAGCACTGGTCGCAGCGGAAGAAGGACGCGGAAGAGCTGCACGAGCTGGCCCACTGGGCGATGCGCAAAGCAGGTATTGCAAAACGTCTGGTAAAACGCCCCGTCAAGGTGACATTTTTCTGGAATGACAATCTGGACATCGACAATCACGGCGCGCTGGGCAAGACCTTTGTGGATGCGATGAAGGGCTACATACTGCCGGATGACAACCCTGAGTGGTTCCGCGCCGTGGAACACAAATTTTGGAGCGGAGATACGATCCGCGTGGAAATTGAGGAGGCAGAATGATGGATGCTGTAAATTTCTTGAAGGAAAGAGCACGGATGTGCGAGGCAAATCAAACTGGCGAAATGACCTGCGAAAACTGCGCCGCATACAAGGGGGTTTCGCAGTGCTATAAGCTGGGTGAACCGAAAGACCCAGAAAAGATGGTTGCTATCGTGGAACAGTGGGCCGCCGAGCACCCCATCAAAACCCGCCAGAGCGAGTTCTTGAAGCTGTTTCCAAATGCGCCAATATATACGAACACACATAACGTTGCCTTAGACCCATGCCTTGTTGATACAGCGTTACGCGGGCATTGCCCGACTGGAAGAGGCTGTGATATTTGCCGCCGCGAGTTCTGGATGCAGGAGGTAGAGGAATGACCCGTGAAGAGATTTTAGCTGCTGCCAAGCAGTGCGTGTGCGGAGACCGGGACCAGGATTACGGTAGCCCGGAAACGTCTTTCAACATGATCGCGGCGCTGTGGGAGCCGTGTATCCGTGAGAAATGCGTCGGGCCGGATGCGGACGTCTGCATCACCGGCGCTGACGTAGGGGCTATGATGTGCCTGTTTAAGCTGGCACGCATCGCCACCGGCCACGGCAAGGCGGACAACTGGATTGACCTTGCCGGATATGCCGCCTGCGGCGGGGAATTGGAGGGCTGATATGCTCCACTTAGGCGACATAACAAAGATTCACGGTGGGGAAGCGCCCGTTGTGGACGTGGTGATTGGCGGCAGCCCATGTCAGGACCTTTCCATTGCTGGAAAGAGGGCAGGCCTTGCCGGGGCGCGTTCCGGCCTATATATGGAGCAAATACGGATTATCAAGGAGATGAGAGCACGTGACATGGCAAGCGGGCGAACAGGTGAGTTTGTGCGACCTCGGTATATGGTCTGGGAAAATGTCCCCGGAGCCTTCTCAAGCAACGGCGGAAAAGACTTCACAGCCGTCCTCGAAGAAGCCATCCGCATCGCAGAACCGGAAGCCCCCGATATTGAAGTGCCTGAAAAAGGTTGGAATACCTGGGGGGGATACCACGATGAAATGGGAGGACGATGGAGCGTTGCGTGGCGAGTGCTCGACGCGCAACACTGGGGAGTCCCCCAACGTCGCCGTAGAATCGCGCTTGTCGCAGATTTTGGAGGCGACACCGCATGGGAAATACTGTTTGAGCGGCAAAGCATGTCAGGGTATCCTGCGGAGAGCGGAGCGGCGGGGGAAGGCCCTGCCGCCGGTGCTGAAAGCGGTGCTGGTGGAGCAGGCAAAGACGCCGGATCGGTGATATGCCTTCAAGGAAATGTGATCGACCGGGCTGATACCGCAGGATGTAACGGGAAGGGATGGAAAGAAGATGTCTGCTATACGTTGAACACCATTGACCGTCCGGCGGTCTGCGCCGGTCCGAACTGCCTTACTCCGTGGGATTGCCAGAGCAAGCGGGTATACAGCGAAGCCGGTGTGATGCCAACGTTGCAAGCCGGAGAAAACAGCGGTCAGAATCAGGAAGCCGTACTGTGCGCCGGGTTTAAGCTGGGGAACAGTGAACACGCCAGGAGCATCGGATACGCTGAGGAACAGGCCCCTACGCTGAACGCAGTGTGTGGGGGAAACAAACCGGCGGTGATGTGCCTGAACGATCAAGGCGGGAATGTGATGGGCGTGAGCCATGATGTTTCCGGGACGCTGAGAGCACAGGAGCATGGGCACCAGCCCTCCATTCTGGATATGAGCCACGCCTGCGACGTCATCCGGGACTGCGGCGAGGTAGCACCCAGTCTGCAAGCCCGTATGGGAACCGGCGACAACCAAATCCCGCTGACGTACCAGAAAACAACCGGAACTTTATCGCCCGGAGCACACGCAGGGAGCTATAACGGGCAGGATGCCTATAACGATATGCTGGTATGCGGAGCGGCTGTACCGGATATTGCACACACGCTAAAGGCAAAAGCAAACTGCGATTTCAGAGAAGATTCAGAAACATACCCGGTGCAGAATCGAGTGGTTCGCCGTCTCACACCGCTGGAATGCGAACGCTTACAGGGGTTCCCGGACGGATGGACAGATATTGGAGATTGGGTTAAAACAGATAAACGCGGGCGCAAAATAAAAGTGAAAGGAAGTGCGGACAGCCCCCGGTATAAGGCACTGGGCAACTCCATCGCCCTGCCGCCGTGGAAATGGCTGCTAAAACGGCTGTGCGGCAACTATGAGCGGGATGCCACAATGGCGAGTTTGTTCGATGGAATAGGCGGGTTCCCTTTGGTTTGGGAGCAACTGAACGGACGCGGTACGTGCCTGTGGGCCAGCGAGATCGAAGAGTTCCCCATTGCTGTTACCAAACGGCGGTTCGGCACGTTAGAGGAACCGGGAGACATGGGGTGCTTTTTGTTCCCGTGTGGAAAGGATGAACTATGAGAGATCAAAACCTCGTAAATGCTCTGCGTGAGCACGCAGAATGGGCGGAGGGGAACCAGTGGGAAACGCCGATCACGCTGGGTGATGATCTGGCGGAGGCGGCTGACCGGATCGAAGCACAGGCGAAAGAGATTGACGCACTGCGGAACGAACTGTGCCTGAAATGCGGAAACTACACGCTGGCCCATGAGGGGGCCTGTAACGGATGCCGGTGGAGGAGGGAGGAAAGAACATGACGAAGCGTTTTTGCGATCTCTGCGGAAAAGAAATACACAATCTTCAGGAAACTTATAGGGTCTGCGTGGAGAGCAACGCAAGCATCTACGCAAGCAACCCGGGCATAGCGGATGTCATAGTGGATGTGGGGGAAATATGCCCTGCCTGCGCAAAGAGTATTCACCAGACTGTGCAAGAGCTGAAACAGGAGGGCTACAATGGCTGAATGCATTGAGAGGGAAGCGACAATTAAGCGCATCAAAGAAGTTTATTGCGCTGGCTGCAACAGCTACAACGGAGTAAGATGCCGTGCGTGTGGTACAGGTGACGCAATCGACATGATCGAAGATGCCCCAGCCGCCGACGTTGCCCCAATCGAAGCGCTGGAGCGCCTGCGGGACGAACTCTACGAGCAGGACCTAATCACCATGGAGGGGCTTAAAAGGTTGAATGCGCTGATTGGTGAGTGCGCACAGGGGCATGAAGGAGGGGAAAGCGAATGATAGATACTGTGATGGTGAATATTGGCGCGGCCTTTATGATTGTCGGCGGTGTTGCGCTGGTGGCGATTGTTCTTAGCTTGGTAATCTATGCCGCCGGTTGGGCTTGGGTAGCTGCAAGTGATAAGTGGAGGGATATCCTCCGAGCAGAAAGCCTGATCTATGAATACCGCATGAATAGAGATGCCTATATCAAATGGAAGAAAAATGCGAATAAGGACGGAGGAGCTGACCATGAGGCTGATTGACGCAGAGTTATTGGAAGAACAGTTTGGAATTTCCGATACAGATATTTTGGCAAAAGAAGAAATCCAATTCGCCCCCACTGTGGATGCCGTGGTCGTGACGCGGTGCAAGGACTGTCGGTCATACAACAAGCCGAAAACGGGATGGTGTGAAGTCCATCTTGACCGTGAACATCCGGACGATTTTTGCAGCTATGGCAAGAGAAAGGACGGCGGGGATGGCTAAACAGTCTGGGTACTTGCAACGGCGGGACGCGCAGTTGGATGCGGTCTTTTGGGCCGGTGCTGCGATGGCAGCGCAGTTTGCCGTTGACACGTTGCAGATGACCATGCACCAGCAGGAAGGCTGTGGCTACGATCGCATCATGCGCGTCACGCACGAGTGGATGGAGACCCAGCGGGAATACAGGCCTGCCTTAAACTGCAAGGACCCGGAGGCAGACGTCCGGCAGGTGCACATGGATCGGGTGCTGGCGCAGATTATCAACGGGAAGGCGGAGCTGATCCCATTCCCGGACAGATATAAGGATTTGAAAAAGGTCCGTTATGGGAGGTAATTATGCAAAAGGAAGATATATCGCTCCTGCGCATCTATGCGAAGAATGATATGAATTGCGTGAAAACTGCAAAGGAGATGGACATCCATCACAACAGCGTGATCTATCGGTTGGGCAAAATCAAGACGGAAACCGGGCTGGATGCGCGGAAGTTCTGGGACTTGGTGAAGCTGCTGGAAATGGAGGAATCATGAAACTTGGACAGGTGGTTCGGGCCAGATTCAAGTCCATACCTTCCCAACTGGAACGGCAGCACCCGACGTATGAGCAATTGTATCCGTTCCGGCGCGGAGAGGTAATTTACATCCACCCGAAGGGCCGATTTGTCAGTGTGCGGACGGAAACGGCGGGTGGCCCCGTGGTAGAGAATTTCCGGCTATGCGAGGTGGTTATGTGAGTACATTCCCGGAACGGCTGCGCAAGTTAAGGGAATCTGAGCGGCCTGCTAAAAGTATGAGAGTAAAAGCGGAGCTGATTGGGATCGGGCATGATACGCTGCGGAAGTACGAAACCGGGGAGAACGAACCGGCTCTCAGCCAATTGAAGCTGATAGCGAATCATTACCACGTCAGCTTGGATGAGCTTGCATGGGACGAGGGCGAGCGAGAGAGTAAACCTTTATAGTATCGCAAAAAAAATTGGTCTTTGCCCCCAATTCGGGGCAAGCGAATAAAAATATGTGTCAGAATGAGGGTGCGGGGTTATATCCGTATCCTCATTCCATCCATCCTTTCTTTCCTCCTGACCCCGGCGGATGCCGGGGGTATGCAGACGTAGCTCAACCAAAAGAGCGGCGCTTTGGTGATGCCATTGCGATGAAGCGGGTGCAAGCCCCGCCGTCTGCACCAGATGCCGGGTCGCACCCGGACAATGTGAGACCGTTCGTCATGGCTCACATGGAAATGAAAATGGTCGCTGAAAACTGCGCTTGTCTTGATGCGTCAAGACCGGTTTGACCTGACGGAATAGGGGCTGCGACTTTTCGGAGCGTAGTTGCCGGTAGCGTGTGACAATCTAAGCGGCAAGACGGCCAATATGCGGCATAGGTGCCCCGTAAGGGGAGACCACAGCGAGTGACGGGGACTTTCCCCGAAGCGCTAAAGCAGGGCAGGACTGCAATGCCGTACCATCCCGGCCAGCGGGCGAGGAAGCGTAAAAAGCTAAGTATCAGGCGGCTGGTATAATTGCCAAGTTCCTGATGGCTGGTAGGAAGACGCAGCGCAGCCGGGAGCCGATAAAAAGACCTTGCGTACCATGTTTGGCTCAGGGAGATCCGGACACGCAAGATGTGTATGCCCCTCGGGGCGGGTAAAGTCTGCTATGTAAGGCCAAGGGGTGGGGGCTGGTAGCAAAATAATGTTAAGAGGTTATGCGAAATGAAATGAAAAAGTATGTTGGCACGAAAATCATTGAGGCAGCCCCTGCTATTCGCAAGGGTGGCACGGTCTACGAGAAGGACCAGCCCATCCCCAAGAGTATGGACCCCGAGGAAGATGGCTACAAGGTCCGCTACCAGGACGGTTACGAGAGCTTTAGCCCAAAGTATGTGTTCGAGGCCGCATATCGGGAAACAGACTGCCTGAGCTTTGGCCTTGCCATTGAAGCAGCGAAGAAAGGGAAGAGAATTGCCCGTCGCGGATGGAATGGAAAGAATCAGTATGTCGAGCTTGCGGAGCGCATCAGCTATGAGAATGCTGCGCATGAGGTGATCAACGCCAATCACGAAGCTATCGGTAACAAAGCGCTTGCTTTTGTCGGCACATCCGGCGTGCAGCTCGGCTGGCTGGCATCGCAGGCGGATATGCTTGCCGATGACTGGATGATCGTGGAGTAAATTATTACCGGTAGCAAAACAGGAGGATGGCATGGAAATCACAAAACGGCGGCTTGCGGATATTGTGCCGTATGCCGCAAACGCAAAAAAGCATGATAAGCGGCAAATCAACAACGTTGCGGAGAGCATCAAGCAGTACGGCTTTGTGCAGCCGATTGTGATTGACCGTGACGGCGTAATTGTAATCGGCCACTGCCGCGCTTTGGCGGCGAAGAAGCTGGGCATGGAAGAAGTGCCTTGCGTCTGCGTAGACGATCTGACACCGGAGCAGGTGAACGCCCTGCGGCTGGTGGATAACAAGAGCAACGAGAGCGACTGGGACTTTGACCTCCTGGCTGATGAGCTGCCCGGTCTCGACCTGTCGGCGTTTGACTTTGAATGGGGTCTGCGTGACGAACTGAACGATTCCGTTGTCGAGGATGATTATGAACCTGTCATTCCGGCGGAGCCGAAGAGCAAGCTGGGCGATGTGTATCAGCTTGGAGATCATCGCCTTATGTGCGGAGACAGCACGTCTTTGACAGACGTACAGAAGCTTGTGGGGGGGGCACAAATCGATCTTCTTCTCACCGATCCTCCGTACAATGTGGACTATCAGGGCACCGCCGGGAAGATTAAGAACGACAATATGGAGGATACGGCATTTAGACGGTTCCTGACGGATGCCTTCTCCAATGCAGTGATGGTTATGAAACCCGGCGCTCCGTTCTACATCTGGCATGCAGACAGCGAGGGGTACAACTTCCGTGGCGCGTGTAAAGATTCGATGCTGCGCGTCCGGCAGTGCCTGATTTGGGTAAAGAATTCCCTCGTAATGGGGAGACAGGATTTCCAGTGGAAACATAAGCCTTGCCTGTACGGTGAGAGCGAAATTGAAGAGGACGCGCATGAGCCTTGCCTTTACGGATGGACGGAAGGTAAGAAGCACTACTTCTTCAAGAACCGCAGGCAGACAACTGTGCTAAATTTCGATAAGCCTGTCAAATCTGCGGAGCATCCGACCATGAAGCCGATTAAGCTGTTTGATTACCAGATGCAGTGTTCCAGTAAGCCGGGTGAGAATGTGCTTGACCTGTTCGCTGGCTCCGGCACAACGATCATGGCAGCGGAGCAGAATGGCAGACACGCTTTCTGCATGGAGTATGACCCGAAGTATGCCGACGTCATTGTTGACCGGTGGGAGAAGTTCACCGGGAAGAAGGCGGTGCTTCTGCATGACTGATGCTCAGGCGACTGCGCGGAGGATGTTGAAGAAAAACCAGCAGCATTTATCCACACAGCAAATGAAAACACTGAACGGGCTGATTAAGTCCGGCGATATTACAGGGGCCATGAATGGCCTGCATACATTGGTGGCGAGGAAGCTGACTGCGAGGAAGAAATCTCTGGCATGATCAAATCTTAAGGAATGGAGGGGTGGAAGTGGCACGGACTGGAAGGCCGAAAAAGGTAATAAATCAAAAGCTGTTTGAGAACCTATGTGGTATCCAGTGCACGGAAGCAGAAATCTGCGGAGTGCTTGAGTGCAGCGCAGACACCCTGAATCGATGGTGCAAACGGACGTATAAAATGACTTTTGCGGACACATATAAAAGCAAAAGTCAGGTGGGAAAGTCGAGCCTGCGGAGAGCGCAGTGGAAGCTGGCCGAAAAGAACGCAAGCATGGCTATCTGGCTGGGGAAACAGTACCTTGGACAGCGCGATATTGTCGAGCTGGGCTTGCCGACGGATAACACGCAGGAGGACGCTTTGAGCGTGAGCCTGCGTGAAATGGCAGAAGGGCTGGAGAGCGATGATTAGCGCAAAGCAGAAGAAAATTCTCGCTTATCCATATTCCAAGTATGATGCGCTGATTTGCGACGGCGCTGTGCGTTCCGGCAAGACCTCCATTATGATGTGGGCGTATGTGCGCTGGGCGATGGAAAATTTCAGCGGTCAGCGTTTTGGCGTGTGCGGCAGAACGGTGGACAGCTGTACCAAGAACATCATCGTACCGTTCACGGCGATGAGCCTTGCAAAGGAACGTTATATCGTCCGCTGGCGGCGCGGTGATAAGGTAATGGAAGTGCGGCGTGGAGCCGTGACAAATTACTTTGAAGTGTTCGGCGGCAAGGACGAGGCGAGCTATACACTGATCCAAGGCCGCACACTGGCGGGTGTGTTGCTGGACGAGGTGGTATTGATGCCACGCTCATTCGTGGAACAGGCGCTTGCACGTTGCTCCGTTGACGGCGCGCGGCTGTGGTTCTCTTGCAACCCCGGCAGCCCACACCACTGGTTCTATCAGGAGTGGATCAAGCGGAGCCGTGAGCGTAATGCACTGTATCTACACTTTGAAATGACGGACAACCCCGGCCTGAGCAAGCGCACCCTTGAACGGTACGAGAATATGTATGCCGGTATATTTTATGACCGGTATGTGCGCGGCCTGTGGGTAGCGGCAGAGGGCATCGTTTATAAGGACTTCGCCAACGATACAGAAAAGTATTTGATCGGAGACCCTTTGGAGTGGGCCAAGCAAAACGGCACCAGCTTCTCAATCATTTCAATTGGCGTTGACTTCGGCGGTACAAAGTCCGCAACGAAATTTCAAGCCACCGGGATTACAAAAAATTTCCGGGTTGTGGCGTTGGAAGAAGAATACATCAAAAACGAAGAGATTGACCCGGATGCATTAAACCGGCGTTTTGCTACGTTCTGCCAGTTGATAACGTCAAAGTATGGTTACAGCCAGACACGAGCAGATAGCGCGGAAACGGTGCTTATACGAGGGTTGGATCACACGGCACAAAAACTCCGGCTGGGTACCCAAGTCAAGAACGCACTGAAAATGCAAATCACAGACAGAATTCGGCTGGTGGTGCTGCTGATGAAGCAGGGGCGGTTCAAAGTTTCCAGAAACTGCCCACATCTGATCGATGCACTGCAATCCGCTATTTATGATCCTGATAAATTTGAGGACGAGCGCTTGGATGATGGCACGTCCGACATCGACAGCTTGGATGCCTTTGAGTACAGCATTGAGCCTTATTACAAAGACCTGGAACGTGCCGGTCACATGATGGGACGGTGAAATAGTGAATATTCGCAGAGCATTAAAGGATCTTGGGTTTGACACGGTCGACAGCAAATTTTACTCTCTGATCGACCTGTGGGACGCATGGTATAAGGGAAACGTTGAAGATTTCCACAGCTATACGGTGTGGAATGGCATTGAAGAGCTGGAGTGCCACCGTTATTCGGTTGGAATGGGAAAGAAAGTCTGCGAGGATTGGGCCAACCTCCTAATGAACGAGCGAGTCAACATCACGCTTGAAGGCAAACAGGAACAGGAATTTATCGATACTGTTTTTGCCGATAACAATTGGGAGGTCAAGGCTAACGAATCGCAGGAGCGCAAAGCGGCAGTAGGAACCGTTGCGTATGTGCCGGTGATGGAAGGCATGGGAATTAACCCAGATACAGCAGAAATCATTGACTCTGGCCGCATTCGCATCAACTATGTCAGCGCCGGGAACATCTACCCGCTGACGTGGGATAACGGCGTTATCCGCGAGTGTGCGTTCGCATCCACTCGAAAGGTCGATGACACAGAATATACTTACATCCAGGTGCACAGGCTGCGCAACGGCGAGTATGACATTGAGAACCATCTGTATGATGTAGAGGAAATCCCACTGGCCAGCGTGAAAGGGTTTGAGACAATTCCCCCGGTGGTTCATGCCGGCAGCGACAAGCCGCAGTTTGTGATCGACCGGCTGAACATTGCAAACTCTGACGAAAACAACCCGCTTGGCGTGGCTGTGTTTGCCCACGCCATCGACCAGCTTAAGAGCGTTGACATTACCTATGATAGCTATGTGAACGAATTTGTGTTGGGCAAGAAGCGCATTGTGGTGCAACCGGAGGCAACCAAGAGCATTGACGGTCGTCCAGTGTTTGATAAGCGTGAGACCGTTTATTATGTACTTCCGGAGGACAGAGGCGGCAACGGCAACATCTTACAGCAGGTCGATATGTCGCTGCGGACAGCGGAGTTTAACACCGGTATGCAAGATATGTTGAACATTCTGTCCAGCAAGTGCGGTTTCGGTGAGAACCATTACAAATTCAATCAGGGAAGCATCGCAACTGCCACGCAGGTCATCAGCGAGAACAGCACCCTGTTTCGCACAATCAAAAAACATGAAATTGTGCTTGAGCAGGCAATCACAGAGTTGTGCCGGAGCTTGCTCCGCATGGGGAATCGGTACATGGGCGCATCCCTCAATGAGGACGTCCAGATCTCCATTGATTTTGACGATTCCATCATTGAGGACAAGGGCCAGGACTTTAACCGTGACGTGCAACTTCTTAATGCTGGCATCATGAACGATTGGGAGTTCCGTATGCGCTGGATGAATGAGGACGAAGCCACCGCAAAGGCAGCGCTGCCAAAGGCACAGGACATGGTGACCGAGGAAGAAACGGAGGTCGAGTAATGGGATTTGGAGAAAATACTGGGACTTTTGGGGTTGTGAAAAATGAGCCGGTATCCATTTACCCCGGAACTACTTGATGCGCTCCCAGAGGATCTGGCAGAACTGTTCCGGGCGCTTGAACTTGTGTTGCTGAATGAAATCTGTTCCCGGTTGAAAGCTGCGGATGAACTGAACGAGGTAACGGTGCAGGACATCCGGGCACTGCGGTCTCACGGCATCGACCTAAAGGAAATCAAGAAAGCAATCCGCGAAACTTCCGGCATCAGCAAAACGAAGCTGGACAAGCTGCTGGGCGATGTGGTCGCAAGGAACCAACAGTATTACACTGACCTGATTGACCTTGCGCATATCACACAGCCTGAGACACTGGTTGACGCTGCGGAAGTGGCGGCGATCAGGACGCAGACACTTAATACATTCCACAATCTGACCGCATCCATGGGCTTCCTGGTGGACGCTGGGCGTACGATGCTCCCACCTGCCAAAGCGTACCAATGGGCACTTGACAGCGCAGCGTTGCAGGTGCAAAGCGGTGCAATCAACTACAATCAGGCGATTAAAACGGCTGTGAAGGAACTTGCGGACAGCGGTCTAAAAGTGGTTGACTACGAAAGTGGTCATCGGGATCATGTCGATGTTGCCGTGCGAAGAGCCGTAATGACCGGCGTATCTCAAATCTGCTCCAAGTATACGGAGCAATCTGCAGAATATCTGGATACACCCTATTTTGAAGTTTCGGCCCATGTTGGCGCACGAGATAAGCCGGGACCGTCACCATGGTCATCGCATAAGGATTGGCAAGGCCACGTTTACAGCGTACGTGCTGGGGACATTTACCCGAGCATTTATGACGTTTGCGGCCTGGGCGCTGTTGACGGCCTGGAAGGGGCCAACTGCCGCCATAGGCGGTTCCCGTGGGTTGAGGGCGTGTCCGAGCGCACTTACACGGATGAACAGCTGGAACACATCGATGATGGCCATGGATGCACGTTTGATGGCAAGGATTACACGGCATACGAGGCAACCCAGATGCAACGCCGCATTGAGCGGACCGTTAGAAAGCTAAAACGCGAAAAAGCCGCCTACAAGGCCGCAGGATTGCATGAAGATGAGACTGCGGTAAACATACGCCTCCGGCGGTTAAACGCTAAATACAAGGCGTTTAGCGCGGAAGCTGGCCTGCCGGAGCAACCGGAGCGGATGCGCATCTATAATGCTACTCCCATTTCAAAAAGCATAAAAAGCACCGGTAATGGCAACAGCGGTTCCCCGGGAGATCCGGTTTTGGTTGGTACTGTTGATTTTTCTGATAAAACAGCAACCATGAAAGTTTTAAGCGATGCTGAGAAAGAAATGGCTGATTTTGATTACGAAGTTAATTACTCGGTGACGAAAGATGGCAAAGTCTGGCGCGTCTCCGGGGAAGCAGCAACGGTAGACTTGTCTGCTATACCGAGCACCCTAAATGGGTCATATTCGTATCACAATCACCCGCGTGAAAAAACGCATTACTCTTTTAGTGCAGAAGACGTTGCGTTCTTTATGGACAGTAAAGAAGAACTTTCCATTGCGTCTGATGACCGATTTATATACATTATGAGACGAACAGCCAAAACCGTTGAAAAGGCTCGCGATGTGGTGTACAATCGCTTTAAGGAACTGGAACGAACGGACGTATTTGAGATGATGTGGAAAGGGCAGATAAACCCGGACGTTGATAAGTACCACGAAGTAATGAAGATTTTAAGTAAAGAGCTGGAGGTTGACTATGTACGCAAAGAAAAAAATAAATGAAAACCATCCACTCTTTAATGAGTACAAGGCAAAATGCGACGCACTTTTTCATGAATGCTGGGCTAAAGTAGATGAAGAAAGGGCAAAATACCCCGATTGGAAAGGACGAGACCACCCATCTGATTTGGCGGTATATGCAATTGAGAAAGAGTGCAACTCAAAGCTTAGAGACCTACAACGTGAATATGATTTCCTGTTTTCCGAGGTGACGGACAATGAATGATGATATCATGCGCGCTGTGGAAGCTATTCTTAAACGTGGCAATGATGCGGAGATCCGGCGCAAGGGCGACGGGTACATCGTGTTAGAGGTCAAGAAAACAATCAAATATTCAACTCCCGCGTAATTGGGCGCGGGAAAGGGCAATAGGAGCCAGCTACCGAGTTTTTCTCGGCGGTTGGCTCTTTTTCTTTCGATAAAACCCGCGAGGCACAGCGGTTTTTATACAATCTATCGCCGCGACGAACTGCGGACAAGGGAAAGGAAGATAGAACAATGGCACTTACACGTAAACTTTTGAAGGGCATGGGTCTCACCGATGAACAGGTGGATACCATCATCGAGGCGCATACGGACACCGTGGACGGCTTGAAGGCTGACGTCAGCAAATACAAGGCGGGCGCGGAGAAGCTGCCCGGCATCCAAAAGCAGTTGGATGACCTCAAGGCAGCAGGTGACGGCGGCTATAAGGAAAAGTATGAAAAAGAACATTCGGATTTTGAAGCTTATAAGTCCGGCATCACCGAAAAGGAAAGCAAGGCGGCAAAGGAAAAGGCTGTCCGGGCTTACTTTGAGAGCAAAAACATCACCGGTGCAAATCTCGACCTTGCCATGCGCGGATGCGGCGAGGAAATGTCTGCATTGGAGCTGGACGGCGAGAAGATCAAGGACACCAAGAGCCTTGACGCTCTCGTAGACGGCACCTATAAGAGCCTTGTTTCTAAGCCTGCTGTCCGGCTGGACATGGGCGCACGGCTCAACGAGGGCGGAAAGCCTATGACCAAGGACGAGATTATGCAAATCACCGACAGAACTGAGCGGCGCGCTGCAATCGCCGCAAATATGGATTTGTTTAGAAAGGAAGAATAAAAATGGCTGTTGATCCTAAGCTGATTAAGAAGGAAGATCTCGCCCGTGTTCGTGAGATCGAATTTACCGAGATGTTCGGCTATTCCATCAAGAAGCTGATGGAGGCTCTGGGCGTTACTCGTAAGATCGCCAAGCAGGCCGGTACTGTGCTCAAGAGCTACAAGGCTACCGGCACTTTGGAAGACGGCGCTGTGGCTGAGGGCGAGACCATCCCCCTGAGCAAGTACAAGACCGAGGCTGTGAACTACAAGGAGATCACCTTGAAGAAGTGGCGCAAGGCCACCCCTGCCGAAGCAATCACCGATCGCGGCTACGATCAGGCGGTTGAAATGACCACCGATGAAATGCTAAAGGATGTGCAGAAGGGCATCCGCAAGGACTTCTTCGACTTCCTCGCAACCGGTACGGGTACGGCCAGCGGTGCGACCTTCCAAGCGACCTTGGCTCAGGCATGGGGCCAGCTGCAGGTGCTGTTCGAGGATGACGAAATCGGCGCAGTGTATTTCATGAACCCGCTGGACGTTGCGGACTATCTCGCAACTGCCAACATCACCCTGCAGACCGCTTTCGGCATGACCTATGTTGAGAACTTCCTCGGTCTGGGCACTGTAATCTTGAACTCCAGCGTCCCCAAGGGCAAGATTTACGCCACTGCCAAGGACAACATCGTCCTGTACTACATCCCTGTGAACGGCGCTGATCTGGGCGAGGTGTTCAACTTCACCACCGACGCCACCGGTTATATCGGCATCCACGAGGAACCCGATTACACCAACATGACCGCATCCGATACCGTTATCAACGGCATGGTGCTGTTCGCCGAGCGCATTGATGGCGTGGTTGTCGGCACCATCACTCCGGCAGTGGGGGGCTAACCGAACTGCTGAGTGAGCCTGACCCTGAAACCCCAGCTTTCTCCGACATGACAAAAGCTCAATTGCTTGATTATGCCGGGGAAAACGGGGTGGACGGGGTCAGCAGTTCAATGCGCAAGGCTGACATAATCGCAGTATTGGAAGGGAGCTGACCTAATTGACATACGCTGATTACGCATACTACTCCGGTGTCTATATGGGCACTGTAAGCAGTGGGGATTTTCCGCGTCTGGCTGTCCGGGCCAGCTCCTTCCTCGATTATTTCACGCAGAACCGAGTTAAGGACAACGGGGATCTGGATGCGGTAAAGATGTGCTGCTGTGCGCTGGTTGACAAGTACGCGGTTATCGAAGCTGCGCAGGCGCTTGCAATGAAGAACCTTGCGACTGCTGCCGCTAATGATACAGAAGTCAAAAGTGAAACGGTTGGCGATTATTCCCGCACACTGGCGACCGGCGGTGAATCTGCCGTTTCTGCGCTGAACGCTACGGGTGGGGCAAGAAAGCTGCTCGCAGAGACCTGCATGGAGTATCTTGCCCACACTGGCTTGCTGTACCGAGGGAGGGGGTGCGGATCATGTACGCTCCCCACACTGTAACGATCTACAATCCGGTCAAAGAAACCGACAAGGAGACGTTTCAGGAAACGCAAAAGCTGTATGTGACCGTACTTCGTGGCGTGATGTTGCAAGCATCTAAAGCTGTTAACGTGCGCGAGAGCGGTCTTGCCGGAGCGGATGCAGTTGACCTCTACATCCCGTTTGGCGTGGAAGCTGTGGACGGTTTTACCGGCAAGGTGAAAACCTATGCCGGTCCGCAGCGGTTTTACGCCGCAGAGGACAAAACCGACCTGTGGACGCTTTCTGTCAAAGGCAACGGCGGGACAACTTTTTTCATCAAAGGCGAGTTTGTGACAGACAATGAAACCGTGGCGCTGGCTCAGGACAACTGCTACACCGTGACCAAGGTTGACGAGAAGGATTTCGGCAGCGTTGATATGCAGCACTGGCAGGTCGGAGGCGTGTGATATGGCGTTGAAATTTTCCGTTCAGACGGACGGCATGGTCGCTGTAAAAGAGGCCGTTTCCAAGGGCTGTGATCGCGCAGAACACGTTCTGGCGGTGCAGGTCGCAAAAGATACCGCTCCGTTCGTTCCTATGCTCACAGGCTCTCTGAGGACGCGTACAAAGGTAACGGGAAACACGGTTGTTTATCCAGGGCCGTATGCCAGATATCTGTACTACGGCAAACTGTACGTTGACCCTCTGACCGGAAGCTCTTATGCGCGGAAAGGCGTTACGAAGGTTCCGGCGGTGCCGGAAAAGGATTTGATTTTCCACAGAACCGGGACCTGCTCCCATTGGTTTGAAGCATCCAAGGCACAGAACATGGAGAAGTGGGTGCGTGTAGCAGAAAAGGCGGTGAAGCGTGATCTCTAAAGAAAAACCTGTAATGCTGGCATCCAGCAGCGAAAAGGCAGACCTTGACCGCCTGATGCTGATTTGGGCAAACCGTTTCCCCGGTATTCCGGAGAATGTGGATCTGATCAAGTACGAGTATTTCGCGGCAAAAACGGTAGGCATGGCGCTTTCCTCCGTTCAGGGTGCCGTTATCACCAAGAAGTATATCTGCGGCGGCTATCAGGCGGAGTATTCGTTTGAAATCCACTACCAGATCGCACCACCCGGCAAGAGCGACGATACACGCTTGAAGGCGGTTGAAGTGCTGAACAAATTTGCGGACTGGGCGCAGATGCAGCGACCGGACATTGGAGAGGGCAGGCGCGCCCTCCGCGTTGAGACTTCTGCGTTTGCATCGTATCTCGGCGCGACAAGCGACCAATACGAGGACTACATGGTCCCGCTAAAACTGATTTACGAGGTGAATGTATAATGCCAGATTTAACTTTTGCGACGCCCGAAGGTCAGACCATTGACCGCGAGCTTTTAATCGCGTATCTGAATACCGGCGCTAAGGAAGCTCCCACTTGGAGCGCCATTGGTAAGCGCGTGGAGGATTCCAGCGAAGAGATGGACTGGGGTCAGGAGAGCAAACAGGACATCCTGGGCAACACCTTTACCACCATGAAGAAGCCCGTTATTTCCCAGACCTTTGATCCCATCCCTATGGATTCTGGTGACGCTGCTGCGGTGAAGATGTGGAATCTTGCCGTCAAGGATCATGACGCGCAAGCTCTTGCCAATCAGGATATGATGATTGGCCACTTCTACGCTACGTCCGGCGAGGCGAAGTTTGCCGAGCGGTATGATTCCTGTGCTATTGCCGTGACGGGCATCGGCGGTGACGGCGGCGGTACGCTCAACATCACGAGTGAGATCACCTACGGCGGCAATCGTACGCTGGGCACCATTACCAAGGATACCAGTGGTGTGACCTTTACGGCAGGGGCTTAAAAACAAAGGGGCGGGCGCAAACCCGCCCCAATTTCGGAGGCTATTATGAAAGACCTGATTTTCGATACCGGTTTAGTTACCTACAACATCAACGGAAAATGCGAATTCTCTTTTAACCCCACCGACAGCGCCTTTGTGGAAAAGCTGTTTAATGCCTTTGATATCCTCGACAAGAAGCAGGATGCGTACAAGGCAGAGGTGGAAAAGACCGCCAACAAGCGGGAAGTTTTTGAAACCGCCCGGAAGATGGACGAGGAAATGCGCGAGATCATCAACGATGTGTTCGGCTTTGACATTTGCGCTGCCCTGTTCGGCGAGATGAACGTATACGCGCTGGCGGACGGCCTGCCGGTGTGGGCAAACCTGATGCTTGCCATCATGGATGAGGTTGACACCACCTTTGCCCGTGAGCAGAAAGCCACCAACCCCCGCGTGAGCAAGTATACAAAGAAGTACCATAAATGAGGTACGATCTGCCGACTGCCGTAGAGGTAAACGGCACTGAGTACCAGATACGCTCTGACTATCGCGATATCCTGACGATCATTGAGGCACTGTCTGACGCTGAGTTGTCGGAGGAAGAAAAGGCCGAGGCCATGCTTGATATTTTCTATCCGGGCTTTGCGGAAATGCCGCAGAGCGACTACGAGGAAGCAATCAAGCAATGCGCAAAATTTATCAACTGCGGCGAAGATCATCGCGAAGAAAAGCGTGGGCCGAAGCTGATGGATTGGCAGCAGGACTTCCCCCTGATCGTCGCCCCAGTCAACCGCGTTCTGGGACAAGAAGTCAGATCCGTTGAGTATCTGCATTGGTGGACGTGGGTATCTGCGTATCAGGAAATCGGGGATTGCACCTTTGCCCAGGTTGTGGGAATCCGCAATAAAAAGGCAAAGGGGAAGAAGCTGGATAAAAGCGAACAGGAGTTTTACAAGCAGAACCGGCATCTGGTTGACTTCAAGCGGCAGTATACGGAACAGGACGAGGACGTTATCAGCAAATGGATATGAAAACCGCCCTCCGGAGAGGGCGGTGGGCGCGTTAAATGTTTTTCATAGCTTTTGCAATTTCTTCCGCCTGTTGCCGCATGGCATCGGATTTGCTTTGCTCCATAGCCGAAATTGCGGAATCTCTGAAAACGCCGGGTGATTTTGTACTTGTAAACAAAAGCCGATCAGATGAGGTGTCAATTTGCAATGCTCCATATTTATACTCTCGCCATGACGATTTTACAGACACTCCGTTTATCTTGTTAATTGGCACATCTACTGAAATTTTTTTCGGTACAGAAACACGAATAATAATGCGTTTGTTTGTCAAAACAACATGGTTCATGGTCAGCCTGAAGATTTCGTATAAGACCGGGAATGCAAAAGCCCAAGGAACAAAAAACCATGCATCCTCCATTTGCATTAAAGACGCCTTGCACACGGCAAATACAAATAAAATACACCACGATATAAGTGGGATACATGAAAATTTGAGCGTGTCGAGAACTTCTTCACCCGGCAAAAGAGCTGCTGTTTGCTTTTTTCGCATGGGAGGTTCCATTTTCTTTGTTGGCGTCGAAAAATCCCAATCACATCTTTCGATTTTTCGCTTGTAGTATGAAATTTCTTTTCTTGAGTAGTCATAGCCTGGTAAATCGTTGATGTATTTTGCAACGAGTTTAATATCTGCGCTTGAGTAATTTGTGCATTTTTTTAAGTATACGGAGATTTCAAAAGCTGAAAGATACACGGTTGCTACAATGTTGACGTCAATTCTATTCTCGTTTTTATCAAATAAATTACTACACATTTGTGTGACATGATCTTCCATTGATACCAACTCCTTTTATCAAGCATAACATAAAATGCATAAAAAGCAAGGGAAAGAAGGCGATTGCATGGCAGATGGCTCCATCATCATAAAAACGGACATTGATGATAAGCAGGCACAAAGCGAACTAAACCGGCTTACTAAAAAAATAGATTCGCTTAATGAAAAAATCAGCGATAAAAAGCAGCAAGCAATGCCACTCGTGGAGCAATCAAGGCAGATTGCCGCAAACCTTGATGAAGCTAAATCTAAACTGTCGCAAATGAAAAGCGGAAACGAATTTTTTACATCAAGTGCGATTAAAGACCAGGAACAAACCGTGGCAACGCTGCAAAAAGAATGGAATGGTGTGCAAAAAAGGGTTGAGGCTGCAGATGCGTCCATTGCCAAAGATACCAGAAGCCTTGAACGAATGAGTAACCGGGCGGTAGAACTTTCTGCGCAGATTGCTGGCACAAGTAAGAGTTCTACTGCGCTGGCCGCTGCAAGCAAAAAAGCAGATAAATATATGGACCGATTTTCTCGCAGAGTAAAAGGGCTTGTCCGCCGCGTGTTTGTGTTTGGCTTAATTGTGCAAGGACTCCGTTCCGTGCGCGAGTGGCTCGGGAAGGCGGTTAAAACCAACGATCAGGCCACAAAAGCGATATCGCGATTAAAAGGTGCTTTGCTAACACTCGCACAGCCGTTTGTAAATGTTTTGCTTCCAGCGTTTACATCATTCGTGAATTTGCTAACCCAATTTGTGACTGCTATGGCAAAAATTACAGCGGTTTTGTTTGGGTCGACGATTGATCAAACAAAAAAAGAAGCAGAGAACCTTTACAAAGAATCGGACGCTTTGAACGAAACGGGCAAATCTGCAAAAAAGGCTGGCAAAGCACTTGCCTCGTTTGATGAAATTAATAAATTAGGCGGAGACAATAAGGAAAAAACAGAACCGGACTTTAATTTTTCTGAAAATGAAAATTGGCTCGATAAAATGCTTGGAAGCGCAGCGGAAAAAGTTGCAAGCGCTTTGATCTTAGCGGGCATTGCCTTTATTGCCATCGGTGCATCGATCGGCAGCATTAAGATGGTTATAACGGGACTGCTTCTCATTGGCGCTGGGCTTTTTGTCGCAGAGGAAACCGGAGTATTGCAATCCTGGGTGGATACACTTGGCCTCAATAATGTTGCGGAATTTATTGTGACGGCTGTGATCCTTGCTGGCATTGCAATGGTCGCAATCGGAGCGGCAACGGGAAACATCCTCCTTGTGATTGCTGGACTTCTGCTGATTGGACTTGCCGTTCTTTATGCAAAAAACAGCGGCATGATGGATGATTGGGCAGAAACGCTTGGGCTTAATCGCGCTGCATCTTTTATTACGGCAGCATTGTTGATCGCTGGCTTTGCGTTAATCGCCATTGGTGCGGCTACCGGAAATATTTTGATGGTGGTTGCCGGAATTGCTTTAATAGCTATTGGCATTTATGTCGGTGTAAAAAGCGGAACGTTTACAGACTGGGCAAGCGCGCTCAAATTAGATTCGGCTTTTGGATATGTGACAGCAGCTATGCAAATCGCCGGAATCGCTATGATCGCCATCGGCGCGGCAATGGGAAACATCGTGATCGTACTTGCGGGTGCGGCGCTATTAGGGTTTGGCATTGCGGCAGAAGCCATTGGGCAAGAAAGGCTTGAGGCATGGTGGGAGAAGTTAAAGCTGACCTCCGTTGCACAGTGGATATCTGTTGCGCTTCTTCTTGGCGGTATTGCATTGGTCGCATTTGCGGCGGCTACGGCAAACCCGATTCTTTTGGCAGTTGGACTTGGCATTCTTGGCATGGGAATAACTGCAGCAATAAATGAGGGCCACCTGAAGAATTGGGTTGAAACGCTCGGTTTGAATAAGGTTTTTGGCTGGGTATCTGTTGCCCTTATGCTTGCTGGAATTGCCCTTATTGCATTTGGCGCAATGACCATGAATATCTTTATGCTTTTGGCTGGTGCTGCTTTGCTTGTTAGTGGTTTCGCAGTAGGGACGACCACAAACAAATTTCAAAGCTGGGTTGAAACCTTGCATCTGAATGAAGTTTCCGGATGGGTGTCTACGGCAATGCTTTTGCTGGGCATCGCTCTTGTGGCTATTGGTGCTATGACGCTGAATGTCCCAATGCTTTTAGCTGGTGCGGCGCTGCTTGGCGTTGGGATTGCTTCAAAAGCAGGTGGGTTTAACTCTGCAAAATCTGTTTCTGGCGGAAATCCGGCGGCACGGTCCGCTATGCCTGCAATTAGCCCCGCATCCGTTCCCCGTTTGGCGACCGGCGCAGTGATTCCCCCGAACCGTGAGTTTTTGGCGGTGCTGGGTGACCAGAAGCAGGGGAACAACATTGAAGCCCCTGAATCTGCCATCGAGGCAGCAGTGGCCCGTGGCATGGCTCAGTATGGCGGCGGCAATCAGACGGCCATTCTCAAGATTGGCGAACAAGAATTGGGCCGCATCATCTTCAAGCTGAACAAAGACCAGACGCAACGCGTCGGTATTAAGGTGACCTAAAGGCGGTGGGTATGAATTACATCAAAATTAACGGGACTTCGTTTGATGTGAATGTCGCGATCTCTAAGTACAACGAAAATTTCAGCGTTCTCGATGGGGAGAACGCTGGGAGATCGAAAGACACAGGCCGGATGATCCGCGATGTTCTGGGGACGTACATCGGGCATAAGGTAACTGTTTTCCGCAGAGGGGACGATTACAGAAGCTACGATGCTTTCTGGAATTATCTCAAAGCCCATTCCATTGAAGATTCCGTTTTGCTTGAAGCTGCGGACGGCAACACAACTATTTCCTATCGCGCATACTACACCAGTGCATCGCACGATATTGAAAAGGTTGAAAACGGGATCAATTATTGGGGAGAAATTGAAATCCATTTCATCCCAATCGCACCGCAAATCACGCGGTAAGGAGGGCGTATGGATTATATCATGATTGGCCCCTACCAGTTTGATCGGGATGCATCTAAGGATGATATGCGGTTAGACTACTGCTCATCTTTTCAAGAAGTTGCATTGGATGAAAGCAGCCTTTCGTTCGATACGGTCAGCGTAGAAGTTTGCACCAAAACAATAGGCGCACAGCTTTCTGCACTCCCCAATAACACCCCTATCATTGTATGCAGAGGCGGCGAAATCAAAGCAAGATTTGTAAGCAGCGGCGTTTCCCGTATCGGGCCTGTCACCTATCAGCTTACAGGACGCTCCCCTATGGGCGCGCTTACCGGCATGGTGCATACCGGCGGCATTTACACAGGTCAGACCGTGGAAGAGGTTGTAAAAGAAATCTGCGGCAACATCCCTTCGCTGATAAAAAGTGTATATGCCGGGGTCAAACTTTATGGTTGGCTTCCTTATGCGGATGGGAAAGAACGCTCTGCACGAGACAACCTCTCACAAGTGCTTTTCGCCATTGGGGCCTATCTCCGCACAGACCTGAACGGTGTTTTGAGAATTGAACCCTTGTGGGACGGTACGGCATCGTTGATTGATGTCGACCGATCTTACACCGGGGGGACCGTGAAATACGATTCACCCATCTCTGCCGTGACGGTAACGGAGCATCAATACGTTGCGGGAACAGAAGTAAAGGAGCTATTCTCCGGCACGGCGCAGAATGGCGATATCATCACATTCTCCGAGCCGATGCACTCCCTCTCTGCGACTGGCTTCACAATCTTGGAAAGCAGCGCGAACTACGCCAAGATCTCCGCTGGCACTGGCGCACTGACCGGCAAGGCGTATATCCACAACACCCGCTTAATCACGCAGCCTGTGACGGCTGGCGCTGTGGAAAACATCAAATCAGTTACAGACGCCACGCTGGTATCTCTGGTGAATTCCTACGCCGTGGCGAAGCGCCTTGCGGACTATTACCGATGCCGCGAGACTATCACCAATGACATTGTAAGCGGGCACGAGAAACCGGGCCATGTTGTAAGCGTATATCATCCGTATGACAAGAAAATGGTTTCTGCATGTATCCAGTCTTTGGACACCACCATGAGCGCGACGCTTAAAAGTAGCATGGAAGCACTGGTGGGCTTCACCCCGGCGCAGCCGGAATCTGCGGAGTATTTTGACGAGCGGGTTGTCCTGACCGGCTCCGGCGAGTGGCAAGTGCCTGAGAGTGTAACCGCAATCACGGCAGTTTTGATCGGCGGTGCGCAGGGCGGACACTGCGGACACGGCGGCAATCCGGCTACGCAAAAAACCGCGAGTATCACCGGATATATATTCGATATACCGCAATATATCACAGATAAATGGGCCTTCGGCGGTAAAGGTGGCAAAGGCGGCGATCCCGGCTCCGGCGGCAAAATCCTGCAAGCGACGTTTGACGTGACTCCCGCGCAGAAGTTTTCTTATTCCTGTGGCGTTGGCGGCTTGGGCGCGGCGTTTGATACAAACAACTGGGCCAACACACCAAACACGCCGGGAGCAGAAGGAACAAAAACCACCTTCGGCAGTCTTGATAGCTCCACCGGGTCAACCTCCGAGATCGGCTACACGGATCCGGTGACCGGAGAGGTGTTTGCCGCAAAAGGTGAGCAGGGCATTGCCGGTGGTGACGGTGCTGGTATGAACCCAGACGCAGTAGATTCCAAAGAAGGCAAAATTCGGCTTGCCCCGCTGCAAGCGACTTCGGTTGTGGACGAAGATGGCAACGTGTGGAAAGGCGGAAACACCCAAATTGAAGAATCCCAGGAATATAAAGGCATGATTGTCTTTACTGCCGGGGACGATCAGAGTTTTACAGGGAGCTTGGAAGATGGATTTTGCGGCGGTGGAGTATCGTACAACTGCGGCAGCGGCGCTGCTGCAGGCGCGAACGGAACACCCGGCAATTCCTCTGGCACGTTTAGCCTTGTAAGCGTACCGAGCAAAGGAACGCCAAAGACGTCTATCACCGTAACGGCCAGAGGCAGCGCATACGTTCCAGGAGCCAACGCGACGTTGGTGCCGAAAAAACCCACCGCATATGGAAAAGGCGGCAGGGGTGGCTACGGCGGCGGTGGCGATGGTGCTACAGGCGTGAGCGAAACCTATTATGGCGGCAGCAAAGGCGGCTCACTCAACAACACCCCGGGCAGTGTCCGCACCACCGGCAGCAACGGCGCACAGGGAGGCCCCGGCGGCGATGGCTGTATTATTCTCTATTACCGAAAATTCGGCCAAACAAAAGCAGGGCCGTTGGTACAGCGTGGCGGCGGGCTGTTTTTCGACCGCCTGAACAAACTTTTCATCGTGTGAGGTGATTCCAATGACGATTGAACAGAGAGTTGCAGTCTTGGAGGAAATTTTCTCCAAGATTCAAGACTATTACACATCCGCCTACTCCGGCGAGGAGATCGATGCGCGGCTGGCGTCCGCCGGTGTGCCTATCGGTATCACCAAGGAGTACAAGAGCGTGACCGAGATGAACCAGGACTTCACCGGTACGGACGTCCAGCGCGGCCAGTTTGTCCTGATCCTGCCGGACAGCACGTCCTCCGCGGACTACGGCAAGGTGTACCTCAAAGGCACGGCCAACTGGGTGTATGCCTTTACCCTCACCACGCTTACCTCCATCAAAGGCCCCATTGGCCCTCCCGGCAAAAAGGGCGACCAGGGCGATCCAGGCGAGGCCGGTTCCAGCTTTGCCATTCTGGGCTATTTTGATACGCTGGACGCCCTCAAGGCAGCCGTCCCAAATCCAAAGGCCGGTGACGTGTACGGCGTGGGCACTGCGCCTCCGTACAACATCTACATCTGGGATTCCGTCCACGGCAAGTGGGTGGGCAACGGCAACCTGCAAGGCCCGCAGGGCGAGCAGGGCATCCAAGGCCCCGAAGGGAAACAGGGGCCGGAGGGCAAGCAAGGCCCGGAAGGCCCCGTGGGCGGTTCCAGCAACTTCGTCCGCTACGATGCGCCCCAGAACCTCACAGACGAGCAGAAGGCGCAGGCGCGGAAAAATATCAACTCCGCCCCCGGCGGGTTTGGGTGGGGTGAAGCGATGAAAGATGTGCTCGCATCCGATGCCGAAGACACCTATAAAACATACTGTGGCAAGCTTGATATGCTGCTTGCCGATATGCCAGACGGAACATCGCAACTTATTTATACACGTGGCCCAGTTTCAACGGGCCAATATTCTGGGGCCGGGAATATCGTTGCCGTTCTATCAAAAATATTGGGGACGAGCGTATCACTGATCGGCCTTTCGCCTGATCCGAGAGGCACTACCAACGGATTGTGGCGAATGCTGAAGGATAACGGGAATTGGCAGCCCGTCGAATGGATCAATCCTCCCATGCAACTGGGCGTAGAATACCGCACCACGGAGCGGTATCTCGGAAAGCCGGTGTATGTGAAAACCATAAACATGGGGAATCTTCCGGGCAATGCCGTAAAAATGGCCAGTTTCCAATCAAATAACGTTGTCGATAAAATCGTGTCCGTAACCGGGCAATGCACTACCGACTCAGGAGTGAACGTGTCCATGCCTTACCACACAGGGTCTGGTCCGAACTGGAACACTGTAATTTTAATTGGCGCAGATGGGTCCGGAGCAGCTCAAATTGTCACATTTGCCCCAGATTTCTCCGAATACAAGAATGCATGTATTACGGTGAAATACACCAAGCTGGCAGATTAAAGGGGCGGCTCTATGGAAAACACCTGCATCTGTTGCGGGGCAGTCATCCCCGAAGGCCGTCAAGTGTGCCCAATTTGTGAGCGACAATGGCCTGAATTTTAATCTGCACGAAACCAAGTCGGACTTTTGACTTGCACGAAAGCAAGTCAAAATTACCCTAAAAACTGCAACTTTTTAAGGGGTGTGAAATGGAAATCTTACAAATTGTATTAACTGCCGCCACCGGCTCCGGCGTGACCGCCATCATCCTCGCGATCCTCCAGCGGAAATGGGTCAAGGATGACAAGCGGGACGCCATCGTGGACGCGCTGAAAGTGCTGCTGATCGACCGGGTGCGCTATCTGGGCCAGCATTACATTGCAGACGGCAGCGTCAGCCTGTCAGACAGGGAAACGCTGGACGAGATGCATCAGGCGTATAAATCCCTTGGCGGCAACGGACACCTGAAAATCATCATGGCCGAGGTCGGCGAGCTGCCGATCCGGAAAGAGTGAAAGGAGAACGCTATGGAAAACATCAAGAAACGGCTGGGCAATCTGCTTGCGGTGAAGTCTCTGGTGACCATCACCCTGACTGTGATCTTCGCGGTGCTGGCCCTGCGGGGTGACATTTCCGGAACGGAATTTTTGACGATCTTTACCACCGTGATCGCGTTCTATTTCGGGACGCAGCGAGTGGCAGAAGATAAAAACGGTTGAATAATCAACCGAACAGTTAAAACCGGTTGAAAAATCAACCGTAAATTTGAAAGGGGACATATTATGAACAAGATCTACGAAAACATCATCACCGAGGGCAAGCAGAACGGCAAGCCCATCGAGGCCATCAACACCGAGCTGAAGGATGCCGGAGCAAACTTCCACCTGAATCCCGACGGCGGCGTGGCCAACTGGACCGAGGACGAAATGCGGGAAGGCTTCATCCCCGCCGAGAAGGATCCGGAGCCGCTCCCCCAGACGCTGGATACCCGTCGCCGGGAGGATCTGGCGGGC